TTCGCAAAATACGGACTTTTGCGAAATGTTCAAAGGTAATACAGGACTCTCAGCCATATCGCTATATCAGCGGTGTGGCTTTTTGCTGTTTTATACCTTGCATATCAGTATCACATATTACTCAATTTTAAAGTGGAAATCAAGATATAAAAGCACCAGATATAGAGCAAAAAGCACTCTGATATCTAGTGATATTACGGGAATATTTTAGATGAAAGCCGTTAATCTATACATAACGGAAACTGTCCGTCAGGCAAAGTCTTTCACCTGACCAATATGAATATGCAGAAGAGCCAAAACGGAAATAGAGCGTCAGAGTGCTTAAAAAGTCTATTTTGATTTCCTTTAATCAGGTGCAGCTCAACACTCCACCTCCGTCCCATCCACAAACTGAAAAATCATTCTGCCGTCATGAAATACTGTCACTTTCTCTACAGTCACACGCCAGATATCATCATCGAATCGTGTCAAGGTTCCTTCCGTATTTTCAAGCGTTTTGATAAATGAGGACATGATTTCAATGTGATTTTTCTGTTCAATCAGCAATTGTTTTTCTTGACTGATTGCTTTTGTTTTCCTTTGATACTGTTTTTCTAAATTGCTATACTGAATACTGTACTCCTCTTGATTCTGAACTTCTGAAGCATTTTTCTGAATATGCTCTCTTATACGCTGACTAATATCGTTGAGTTCCATTAACAATTGTTCAATTTTAGAATCATGAGCAGATGTATCAGCCAGTTCTTCCATAAGCATATGGCAAGTTTCAAGTACAACGTCCTTTTTCTGAAAGAACTCAGCAAATGCTGTTATAAATCTCAGCTTGATCTCATCTTCATACAAATGTGGTGTCGAACACAAATGTTCCCCCTTGAATTTGTTATTGCACTGCCAAATGATTCTGCGATATTTGCTTGTGGAATGCCACACTTTAGAGCCGAAAAAGCTGCCACAATCACCGCATACCAATTTTGCCGAAAAAATCGTGTTACCGCTGTATTTTCTTCCAAGTTTCTTTCGCCTTGAGATCTCTGCCTGAACTTCTTCAAATTCTTCCGGACTGATTATGGCAGTATGTGACTCCTCGATGTAGTATTGTGGAACTTCTCCCTCATTGACCTTTGTCTTTTTGGTAAGGAAATCCACAGTAAATTTCTTTTGCAGCAATGCAGAACCTTTATATTTTTCATTTGTCAGAATACTTTCAATTGTTGACGAACTCCACTGTGTTTTTCCGCTAGGAGTAGGAATTTTGCGGGTGGTCAGATCTTTCGCAATTGTATATGTGGTACTGCCTGTCATATAGCTTTTGTAGATATAACGTACAATTTCTGCTTCTTCCGGAACTATTTCTGGCAGTCCATCTGCTCCCTTCCGATAGCCAAGGAAATGTTTGTAAGGAAGATTGATTTTTCCCTCAGCAAACCTTCTGCGTTGTCCCCATGTAACATTTTCAGAAATGGAGCGAGATTCTTCCTGGGCAAGACTGCTCATTAGCGTAACAAGAAGTTCTCCCTTGCTGTCAAGCGTATAGATATTTTCTTTTTCAAAATAAATCTCTACTCCGATAGCTTTCAATTTTCGGATTGTCGTAAGACTATCAACCGTATTTCTTGCAAATCGGCTTACACTTTTTGTAATGATAAGGTCAATTTTACCTGACAAAGCGTCCTCTATCATCTGACTGAACCCTTCTCTGTGCTTTGTGCTTGTACCACTGATGCCCTCATCAGTATAAACCTTTACAAATTCCCAATCTTCACGTCCTTTGATATAGGAAGTATAATATTCAACCTGTGCTTCATAAGAATTTTGCTGTTCTTCAAAATCAGTAGATACTCTTGCATATCCTGCCACTTTTCTTTTTGCCTTGGAATCAATCTGCATATGTGTCTGCAAATCGATTGTTGATGGAATTTTAGTTATTTTGCGTTCCATTTCAAACTCCTTTCTCTCGCCTGCTGTTTCATTTCATCATTCCAGCTTTCACTTCTGGAAATATGCTCCCAATGTCTCTTCACCTGTTTCCCATCGCAAAATATAAAAATCAGTTCGTTTGGTGCAGGAACAATAATCTGTTTTATTTTTGACTTTACAACTGTTTCATCAAAAGCATCAATATTCAGGACATCACAAATCACTGAAAACAGAATATTTTCGGGTATCTGCTTAGCTGTGGGACAATACTTCTTCCCTTTTCGTACAAACGTTGCACACAGCCATGTTGCTCCCTGCGGATATACCTTTCGCTGATAATTCTTGCCGCAGGCTTTACATTGGATCATGCTGGATAAGGGGTATCTTTTTGTACTGCCTTCATGACTGTACTGCTGTTCACGTTCAGAAAGTAATTTCTGTACCTGATAAAAAGTTTCCTTATCGATGATTGCTTCATGTGCATTTTCAACCAGATAACGTGGAAGTTCACCATTGTTCTTCGTCTTTATTTTTTCAATGTGATTGTTTCGATAAAACTTCTGCAGCAAAAGATTGCCCATGTATTTTTCATTGGACAATAATTCTTTGATTCTTGGATTTGTCCATGAATTGCCCTGACGAGTAGGTATTCCAATTTCGTTCAATTTCTTGGCGATTGCCGTTTGACCCATGCCTGATAGGTAATCATGAAATATCATACGAACAATTTCAGACTCAGAAGGTTCAATTTCAAGAACACCTTCTGCATTTCTGCGATATCCAAACATAGTGATACTTCCAATGATTCCTTTTTCAAAGTCCTTACGAGCCCGCCATTTCCTATTTTCACTGGCAGAATAGCTTTCTTCCTGTGCATATGAGGAAAGAATTGTAATCATCAGTTCTCCATCAGGACTAATACTGTGAATATTCTGTTCTTCAAAGTAAACATCTACGTTTATTTCTTTCAATTCTCGGATCGTTTCCAGCAGTATGACAGTATTTCTTGCAAAGCGGCTAATTGATTTTGTAATAATAAGGTCAATCTCGCCATTATGACATCGTCTCAAAAGTTCCTGAAACTGATTTCTGTCAGCTTTCGTACCCGTTATTGCTTCATCAGCGTAAACACCACAATAATTCCATCCAGGATGTTTCTGAATCTTACTGCTGTAGTAGCTTATCTGAGCAGACAACGAGTGCAGCATAGCATCTTTCCCGCTTGATACTCTTGCATATGCCGCCACATTCAACATTTTTGGAGCTTTCGGCAGAAACTTGACTTTTTTAATGATTCTCTCCAAATTCTCACCTCCTCAGTGTCACATATTAACTCTTATGTGGAGGTAAAGTCAAGGGGATATCCCGATAAATACTACACAAAGATATGCCGTATTGTTTGGCAATTTTGCTTTCACATTTTCTGAACTGATCTTCTGATATCAGTCCGTCAATCATAAATTTTCTAAAAATAGAAACCGACACCATATACGCAGATATATTCTGAATCGTCTTACTTTTCATCATCAGACCTCCCACAGTAACAAAGAAATGAACAATATTTCCTGTTCTTGCTTTTATAGGCATAGAATTTCTTTCCGCAGCCTGCACACGTTATTGGAATCATCGCATCTGTTTTGATATTACTTTTTCGCCAATATGCCATGCGGCACTGATCAGAACAAAATTTCTTTTGTTTCTTATGAGGTTGATGAACAAGAATCGATCCGCAAACAGGGCAGTAGCTTTCATCTTTGCTTCTTCTGAGATAAGATTTGATCGTATTTCTGGAAATCTCTAATTCACAAGATATTTCTGTAAGGCTTTTTCCTGCGTTTTTCAGCTGATATATTTTCTGCTTTTGTTCATTTGTCATATATTACACCCTTCCATATAAATAGTAAGAAAAACTCCTCACTATACATAGGACAGTAATCATGATTTTGAGTACAAAAAAATCCCCACGAAATATGAAAAAATCATACTTCGTGGGGAGATTATTTACTCTGTAATTCATATCAGATCAATTTTATCACTTTTTTATTCTCTTACTTTAGTCAGTACACCTTTATCCATTTCGCAAACCGTATCGCATAAAACTTCAATATCTTCAGCAGAATGAGAAGCAATCAAAATTGTTTTACCTTGCTCTTTTAATTCAAGAAGATATTTACGCATATCGGCGACACCGTCTTTGTCAAGCCCGTTCATTGGTTCGTCAAGAATTAATAAATCAGGATCTTCCATAATTGCCTGTGCAAGCCCCAGTCTTTGACGCATACCGAGAGAATATTTTTTTATATGGAGTTTGGAATCCGGATCAAGTCCAACCTGTTTCATCGTTTGTTTAATTGTGTTACCATCAATTCTTCTGTTAAGATCAGCAAGTAGCTTAAGATTTTTATATCCTGAATAATATGGAATAAATCCTGGTGTTTCAATAATTATGCCAATAGATTCAGGAAAATCACAGTCTTTACCAATTCTTTTTCCTGCAACAATTACTTCTCCTTCGGTAGGTTTGACAAAACCACAGATGCATTTCATCAGCATTGTTTTGCCACTGCCGTTTCGTCCAATCAATCCATGTATCTTTCCTTTTTCAAAAGTAATGTTTACCTTTTTCAAAATAGCAATATCTTTTATTGTTAGATCTATATCTTTTACTTCAATCTCGTTAGTCATAATTCGCTCCTATTCTTACACGTTTTACCAAAAACATATTTACACTGACCAGCAGAATTATTAAGGCAGAGAAATAGAGGTATGATGTACTTAACCGACAATATGGCTCAGAAAAAAATTCATTGAAATGCCAGTTGTATGCAGTGTGTGTCACAGGAAAGATCCACCGTATTTTAGAGGTTGTTGCATAGGACGGCATTCCTACAAAAGTTAAGCCAATTGCAGTGATGATTCCAAGTGACTTTTTTCCAATGATCTTAAAAAACAACATGATCTGTATGATGATAAAAGTGTACAGCATCAAAAGTAGCAAAGCCTGTATCAAAATTTGAATTGGTGTTCCCTGAGTATAAACTGAAGTATCAAGAAATGTTGTGCCATATAAAAAAATATCCGGATATTCTTTGTATGTTTTTAGAGTATAGTCGCTCCAGTAATCTCCAATATAACTGTTGTCAGCACAATATAAAGCTGTTGATAAAAATATAATCAATACATAAAGAACTGATGTTACAAACGAGAAAACAACTTCTCCCCAATACCATGCCATTCTTCCATTTCTGATCATTGAAAAATACCCTGAATTTTCAGATGAAGGAAAATCTGAGAGTATGGCAATGAATATTAGCGGAATAATCACAATATTTAATCCCTTAGATGTGATAAAAAGGAATGGTTCAGCAACATTCAATTTATAACCAAGTTCAAGACTTAGATCTTTCATAGGCTTTGCAACACTATCAATCATAAATATGATGGAAGCAACAATAAGCAAAATTTTTGGCTTATGCAGCAAAGAAATTATTTCATTTCTAACTACATAAAGCATTTTACGAAGCATACTTGTACCTCCTTCTTATGAGAAAAAAAGAAATCAATGTTATTATTGTAAATAATAAAAATACAAAGCCAATATACCAATAAAATGAAATATGCAGTTCACTTGGCAATATCGTGTACAACTCAGTTTGATTATTTGGAAACAATCCCCGTAATGCTCTGTTTTTGCTATCTGTCAAAGATACTGTATTCATAAATTTAACATCTAACTTTACGCAGAAGTAATTCACTACCATAAATATGCTTAAAGTAAAAAACTTATCTTTAAGTATTAAGCAAACAAAAAGCGAGAGAAAAGCATACTCCCCGCATACAAAAGAATGATTCAATATTTTGGCAATTAATGCTGATCCGCCGGTTTGATAGGCAGAATCAAAATACCAATCCGTTCCATCTCCAAATTCACGGAGAGAAGGGAATATTCCAAATACAACGAGACCAAATAAGAAAATACCTGTTAATGCTACCAAAAAACCGGTTACAAATGCGGATGAAAACTTTGCAAATGTATATTTTTTATATCCACTTCTGTATAATGTCAAAATATAATTATCACCAAACCATTCATCACTGAAATGATAAACTACTGTAAAAGCTGCAATGATCGGCAAAATAATATTGAACCAAATTGAATTATCAAAATGATATAATATGGAAATGGATGAGAATTCGCTTCCTTTTTCAAGCCATATTTCTTTTCTCATTTTAACGATTTCATCTAAGATCGACAACGGTTCTCTTGCAGAAACAGTTGGTGCATCTGCAAGCAAACACAGAAGTGCCATAAGTAAAACGCTTATTATAAAATTTGGCGAAAGTATATTTTTCTTTAAATCTACCCAAAAAGCATTCATAGTATCACATCACAATCTCGTAAGTTGAAAATTCACCGGTAACAGCATCTACAAAAAATGCCAGTCTTTGATATTCTCCAATACCTGTTGCATCAATAGTAATTTTCCAGGAAGGAACACCATTCCAACTTAATATCTGTTCATCATCATCTAAAACTTCCGGGATTTTATATACAAAATCCACCCGGGAAACATCAAATACAACATTGTCAGATATATTAGAATCCACAATTTCACAAGCCTTTTCTAAGGAAATAATATTTGAAAGTATATTGTTTTCAGTAACGTTCCAATTGTAGCTGCTTAAAACGGAGAGTAAATTGTCATTTTCATCGATAGCGATTTCAGAAAAATTGTTGCCTATATTAACATTCAATGTATCATGATCTATCGAACCATAATAATTTGTATCAAGAGGAATATTATCATAGCTTACACCATATTTTATCTGGGTTATACCATCATTTGCTTCATAACTAAATGGAAAATATTCAAAGTCTGTATTGTTGAAAAAAGGACTATAATCTGTAACCATTTTTTGTATTAAGTTATTTGCCTTATCAACCAGTTTCTTGTCTGTATTCTCAGAAAAATAATTTATTTTTTTTCCTGTTATAGAAGATAAATCGGCTGAGTTTAAGTTCACTCTGAAGAAACAACTATAATGATTATAGACAGCTGATATCTCAGAAGTTTCTGCACGTACACAATAAAAATTTCTGCCGATCTTTTCTCCTCGATCTCCTTCAATGGAATCGAAGTAATCAAATGAAAGATCGCTTGCATTGAGTACATTTTTGCTTCTTTGGCTAAACATATCAACAGCATTTATGAAATCATTGGAAAGTTCTGTTTTTGTCCAGTTGCATCTTTCAAATTCGACAGATTTCACATTGGTTAAATCAGGAATATTTATAATGGCATCATCAAATTTTAGTTTTGATGTATTTGGAATCGCAGCATTGTTGTTGGAATTGATTACACTATTCGTGGAGTCAGAAGTGATTTTATCTGTGTAAGATGAGTTACCTGTACTGTCTGTGGGTTGATTAGTTGAGGCACAGCCGCACAATAACCCAATTACAAGCAAGACTGATGTAACATATAAATTATGTTTCATTTATAGTAAATCCTTTCTTATAGTATTAGCCGATTCATAACGTTATTGAGCTTATCCATTTGATTTTCCTCCTTTCTGAATTATTGGTATCATACATAGTATTGAAACAGAGAAAATTGTTATAACAATAACTGTTGCTTCAAGAGTATGCTGACTTTTGTAAAGAAGAAGACTTAGAAGATATAAAAGAACAGATGTAACGATTGATATACTTTTCCAATATACCCTTTTTTCAGCTTTTATTGGCTTGTTGACGTTTTCAACAGGCGCAATCCATATAAAAATTGCAATAGATGGCAGGAATAATAACGTTAATATTCCAAAAGATATTTGCATTTCATAAGCTGCTTTGCTGAACGTTACTATAAATAACGTTATAATGCTAAATATAAAATTGCATTTCAAATATGTTTTTGCGTGATAACCGCCGGTCATACTTCTAAGTAGAATGAATATAACATAAAACAGCATTGTCTGCATTAACATACGAAACAATAATCCTATTAAACACGTTATAACAAATCCGATTATGCTTGAAATTGTAATTTCAATTCCATACCTATAAACGTCTTTTACACTTTTAGATATAATGTTATGTTCTACAAATTTTGAAGAAATCAGAAAACTTAGCTTATTTATCATCATCGCTCCTCCTTACAAGCATAGTATAATACCAAATATTGCATATGTCAATAAATTTGTCCCCAAACGACCAAAAAAGTCATTTGGGGACAAATTTCAATTATTCAGCATGATATTTACAATAAAAAAGCCATCTTTTTCATATATATCCATCATACCATTATGTGCTTCTGCCAACAATCTTACAGTTTTCAATCCATATCCATGGTGCTTTTTATCAGCTTTCGTAGTGCAGAGTTGTTGGTTATTAGATAAAATCGAATTTGATATGCGATTTTTTATCATAATGCTGTAGTAACCTGATTTTTCTGTTATTTTCAATATTATTTCGGGCTTAATATTTTTTAATTGTTCAGACGCTTCAATCGCATTATCAAGGAGATTTGAAAGGATAAGTGAGACATCATGTTCGAACGACTCTGAAATTTCTGCTGTAAGTGTACAAACAGCTGATATGCCTTTCTGTTCTGCTACAGAAAATTTGTAGTTTATCACAGAATCGATAATTTTATTTGAAGTAAAAATGTAGTTGTATCCTTTCAGTTTTTCAGAAGAAAGTTTTCCATTAATGTATTTTTCAAGCTTTGTGTAGTTCTTTTCATCAAGTATTCCTTGTATGTAGGAGAGTTCATGAACATAATCATGACGCATTTCAGAAAGATTATCATACTGAATCTTAATTTTTTCTATCATTTCAGATTGCTGTTCAAGACTAAGTTTCAACAATTCATTTTCGGTTTGTTCTTTGTTCTTTTGATTTATTTTAATCATGAATTTAAAGGCAATAACATCCAGAATTATGAGTAATGCCACTATTACGATGAAAACATACAATTGATTCCAAAGATCAATACTTAGTGAATACAGGAAAAAAGCTATAATGAAAGTTATCGTAAAACTTAATGATATCAGGATCCACTCGTCGGATTTAAATAGAAATGTTCTTTTTTGTTTAAAATATACTATAATCTGAGTTACTACAAAATATAGCATTTTCGTCAGAAAAAGAATAACTATTCGTTCAGTTCCTTTTGCAACAGTTATATCGTGTGCTGTTTGATTAAATAAACACGATGACACATAAAGAACCGGAAGATTTATCAGATAGAACAAAGTACAGCTTATTACTGCAATAATAAATTTTTCAAAAGTGGAATTTTTTAAATATAGTATTGAAAAAACAAATAATATAGCTGCGAATCCACTCATAGCAAGAAACTCACTTTTTACAAGCAAAGTTCCAAAATAATCCCATAAGCTGAGAATAGCTGCACCACCAATAATTTTAAGATGATGGTATTTGTTATCTTTCATTTTGAAATATCCTACATTAAAAGCAAGAGCCAGAAATGATTCTGCAATTACAGCTGATATTTCTATTATTGTCGATATCATGTTAGATCCTCATTCCTTAACAGCCTCATAAATTGTTCTTGTATTTCTGTCTTTTTTCCACGACTTATAGGAATTTCACTATCATCTGAAATAAATAGGGATTTAGCGTTGATATTCTTGATATATCTATAATTAACAAGATACGATTTATGTACTCTGATAAATCCTAATTCTTTTGTAAAGCGTTCAAGCTGTGACAAACTATATTTTCGTGAAAGAATTTTTGCTTCATTCTCTCCGCTATTAACATAGTAAACATCATGTCTTACTGAAAAAAATGTAACTATATCATTGACTTTTTCATTGATCATATCTCCATTTTGAAGTTCGAGAGAAATCATCTTGAACTTCATTTGTGTCCTGTTACAGTAAGAATTGATCGCTTCGATCGTTTCCTCTTTTAGGTTTGTTTTTCTTATAAATCTGTATGGAGTGTATCTGATAGCTTCAAATACAAAGTGAGGATGTGCTGATACGAAAATCAAATCAGAATTCTGGTTATTTTTCCTCAATTGCGAAGCAATATCTATTCCTGATAATTCAGGCATATCAATATCCATAAATACAAGATCATATTCAGTTTTTGAAAGCGATTTTATGAAATCATTTCCTGAACTAAAGGTTTTCAATTCGATTAAAACATGATGTTCAGAAAAAATATCTGTAATCATTCTATTGTACATAGCTATAAAATCTACTTCATCATCTACTACAGCTATTCTTAACATTTTATCACCACCTGTATTCCATTATATCATATATGTCAAGATATTTTAAATGAAAGTACTTGCTAATAAAATTATTGTATGATAATGAATTTGGGTTTTATTTATCAAAAAATCCCCACGAAATATGAAAAAAATCATACTTCGTGGGGAAGAGGTCAGATCAGCTGATTCACTTTTTTCTGCACTTCGTTATAGTCATAACCTGCATCAGTCAGACGTTTCTTTCGCTCCGCACCATTTGACCATTTACCCTGAATGACTTCACGGGCAACTTCGTCAACGGACTTCTTTGCAGGATGCACCTGCTTGCCGTTGCTGTCAAAAACAGCATATCCAGCCTTGCAGGCTTTCTTGGCATTTTCAAGAGAAGAAAACGCACCAATCTGCGACTTAGCATCAGTACATGACTTTCTTACTCTGTAAAGCTGTTTTGCCGCAGGTGCAGGGGTAACAGCAGAACTCATATATCCCTGCACCTTTTTCTTGAACTCTGACCAGTGAGGCAGAATGTAAAGCGGACACATCTTGTAGGAGTTTTTCGCCGTATTGAGATAATCCACACTGCCCGACTTGCCATCTCTGACATTGAGCCAGTGGGTATGGGTATAAAGATGATCGATGCCGAGATTATACTTTTTCAGCAAAGCTGCGGCAAGTCTTGCACAATTGTCCTCAGACTTCTTATCTGTCGCATTATACGCAGATGACATGATGCACTCGATCGCAATAGTTCTTCTGTTACCATTGCCGGAGCCATCAGCGGCATGCCAGCCACTCAGACTGTGGGGTAGATTCTGCCATGCACAGGTGTTGTCTACATAATAATGCACTCTGACATCGCTCATATTGCCATTGGCGGTTGCACGGGTATACTGCTCCGCAGGTGTCGTTCCACTTGCTACGGAAATCCATTCGGTATTGTGGACTGTTACGCCGATAACTTTGCCTTCCATCGAAACAGAGGGCATTGCAATACGATTTGGATTGTGTCTGGTGAGCAAATACTCATTGATTTTAACTCCATTCAGAGTGGTTGTTGTATCAGGTTTCAGAATTGCCATTGTCATTTTCCTCCTTTGTTTCATCCGTTCTGCCCACCTTATTTTGCAGAACATCAATTGCTTTTTTGAATGCCGGCGGGGAAGGAATCCCCATTAAAGTTGTATTCTCGATAATGGAGAGCAGTTCATTCAGACAAAAGCTGATGCAAACGGCATCACGAATGTAATTTGTGCCAATGAGAATATCGATTCTCACTCCCACAATTACCATAAGAAGAATACAAAACTTCTTTGCAAGACCGACCCAGCCTGCTGTACTGTTGAGTGTGCCGCTTTCGCTGTGTTTGGATTTACCCATTGCCGCAGTTACAATGCCTGTTACAAAATCAATCCCCATAAAAACAACAAGTGTCGCAAGAGCAGAATCCCAGCCACCGAGCAGTGTTGCGATAAATCCGCCCACAATGCCTGTGATAAGGCAAATGGTATCTTTCATAAAATCACCCTTTCATAAATTTGATAGATTTGACCATCGGATGTGAATTGTCCGATGTGCCTTTGAAGGCAAGATAATATTCTCCATCCGATATGTTTTCAAGTGACTGTATAACAGAAATAAAATCATTGGAATAAAGCCATTGAAACGATAATTGCAAGGCATTTTCCGCCTTGATTTCCTCATAAATATGCTGAGCCAGTTCTGCTCCTGTTTTATCTGTCTTTTTCACAAGATAGAATGTTGCATTTTCTGATGCACCAACCAGATAGCTTAAAAGCAGATGCATATCTGCTGAGATTGCAATTGGTGTCAGGAAAATCACAAATACCGTTCCAGCCCAGCTGAAATCGTTCTGATTGAAATACAGGGCATAGTCATTTTCGGCAGAGCAGAAATGCGGATAACTCTCCGCAAAACCTGCAAGAGAACGATAACCATCGTTGTAATAGGTGTAAACGCTGTCACCATATTTTTGCAAAGTATCAGAACCGCCTTCAAATACAGAAATATAACTGATGCCGGAGATGCTTTCAATTTGTTTTTGCAGCTCTGCAATATCTGTTTTTGTTGCATACACCGACATATCAGGTGTTATTCCGTCTTTGCCGTCAGTACCTTTCAGACTTTTTAACCAGTCATCTTCAGTACCTGTAAAGCCGTGTTCCACAGCGATGATGTAAGCAGATTTTCCATCAGAACCACTGATACCGTCCGTTCCATTCTTTCCGTCTACACCATTTTTACCATTTGTTCCATCACGTCCGGGAAGTCCGTCAGCCCCGTCTTTTCCAGGCAAGCCATCTTTGCCGTCCGTCCCTCTGAGGCTTTCCAACCATTCCATTTCAGTGCCAACAAAACCGTGTTCTACGGCAATCTCAAAGGCTGATTTGCCATCAAGTCCCTTAGATGCAGACTGTATTTTTTGAAGCAGCTGCTGATATAGGTCAGGTGTGGGAGGAACATTGCTGTTTTCTCCATCAAATCCCGATGGTCTGATGTGCAGTGTTTTGACAACAGTCGTTGCCCTGACGGTTTCAGAAGATGCCGCATCATAGCCAAAAAGTGACATCTTTACAGTTCCTGCAAGCAATTCTGACGGCAGAAAACAGCTTGTTTCCTCATTCCCAAGCATTCGGTTGTAAGTGCTTTCGTCTTGTGTGAACTGCACTACCTTATGCAGCGGTTTCCAGCTGTTATCAAATGCAAAATGCACCTTTACAAATGCGATCTGATCTGCCGCAATGATCTCATGTTCCAGCGTTTCAATGTTTTGTCCCTTTACAAGAAATTTGATCATAACTTCACCTCTTTCCAAGTTTTTGTACCTGCAACATATTCCATATATCCGTCAAGACACTGAATTTTTGCAAGCGGAGATTCGATATCAACTGCACGGCTGTCCCAGTTTGTATTTTTCTTCACAGCGTTCCAGTCTGCAAGAGAACCCTCATAGGTAATTTGATTCAGGGATTCACAGTAATTGAAACAGCCACCCACAATTTCCTTGACATTTCTGGTAAGGGTAAGATTTTTCAGTTTTGTGCATCGTACAAACATTCTGTCACTGATGACTTTGCCGCCGTATCGCACCGTTTCAAGATACTGACACTCGCTGAACGCCATTGCACCTACGGTTGCCACAGAGGGCGGAATGGTTACGGACTTGATTGCAGTTCCTGCAAATGCATTCACGCCAAGTTCAGTAACACGTTCCGGAATCTTCAGTTCTGTTAAACCATTAAGCCTCTGATGATAAATGTAACCGTCAATATGCGGCAGAAATGCAGCCTTTTTGATTGCTGTAAGTGTAGTCGGAAGTGATACTGTTTTTAAGTTATCACAATACTGAAAAAGTCGTTCACCAATGCCTGTCACACCCTCTGAAACAATAACCGACTTGATATTTGCATTGTTTTGCAATGGTGACGGATTGCTGTCAGTAGAATAATCGAACGTTGCTCCTGTGCCTTTGAGGAGCAGTCTGCCGTCCGAATAAAGCACAAAATTTACATTCTGACCGCACTTGCCAATAGAAACCACATCGCCAGTCATCTCGTCAATTTTCAACGTTAATTCGTTTATTTTTGTTGTCAATTGACTAACTGTGATGTTATAATCTTTTATCTGCGTCTGAATTTCAGAAAGCTGTGAAAGCATATCTGTGACCTTGCATTTGCTAAGAATACAGCGGACATATCCACAGAAATTATTGTTCTCCCTGTAGTCTGTAATGCTGAGTTCTGATGTGCCTGCATCAAGTCTGATAATGCAAAGGGTAAGATATTTCTTGTAATCTGTGTTCTGAAATCTCGGTATTGCAGGATTGGAGGCAGGTGTTCCTGCGAGAATTTCAAAGCTGACATTGCGGACGTTTTCAGAAGTGTTGCAACAGATACCGATCGTCATATATCTTGGCAGAGATTCGTCCACATAGCGGGATAAATCATAGGTGTATGCCGTATCCGAAATGAAATAATGTCCCTGAATCCAAGCCTTTCCGCTGCCGATCGTCAGTTTCAACTTGTTTGCAGACAGTTTGAAACACTGTCCGAAGTTGTCCTGAATTCCATCACAGATAATACTGCCGAGATAGTCGTTAAAGTTCTCCGCAGTATAGGTTCTGTCAAGATTTTTAGAATTGAAAAATCCGAATGAAAATGCCATGTTAAGCCTCCTTAAATGTTGGTGTTAAATTTCTGCCGTTGCGATCGAAACTCTCAATCATTCCGACAAGCTGTATTTTATTTTGTCTGATGCCGAATCTCTGATGCTCTACAGTGACGAAATCGCCAACAAAATAGTCCACACCGTATTGAAACTGCGTGGACTGCACTGCAATCTGAGACTCGGATTTTGTTTTTGTGGGAATAATATTCTGATTGCCTTTTTCTTTCAGAAGTTCGATGTATTCAGCATCAGGAATCGGCTTTGTTTCGCCGTTTTTCTGCTCTTCGTCTGAGATGTCTTTTGCATCAACATACACCTCATATCTGTCAAGCAAGGCAGGTTCAGAATCCTCAAAATAAGTTGTCCGCTTACGCTGTTCGCCCTCACCTTTTCCAAGAACATAGGCAAAATTCCTCTTGACAGAAGTGTCTGTAAAGTAGGTGAAAGACAGCAGATTGTTGTAGCTGTCAGAGAACACAATATGCGGATTTTCCTCCTGCATCATACTTCTGTCAGCACCTTGCAACAGGTCAAAAATCATTTCGTACTGTTCCTCTGCAATCTTACTTAGACGAATGTTTGCTGTTCCGCCGATTTTCTCGCAAATGGTGTATATCCATTCCATCAGGTTCTCATAGCTGACCTGTAACTTTATGGTCTGCGACCAGCAAGCACCTTGCATTTCTCCAAGTTTCAAGCTCGGAATCAGCCTGTTTCCGCTAACGAGTGCGTTATTCTCCACGGCTTTCTGAATTATCATTCCGTATGTTATCATCGTTGTAAAATTCAGCGTTGGATAGATAATTCTTCTTTCAAGCAGACACATCAGAAACCGTCCCTTGATAATGAGATAGTCGCCGTCTTCTGAATCGGTTTCCAGTTCCACAGATTCAATCAGTCCGAAATGTTCCTTGTCGTCATCACGGCCAACAATTCTGCCAGTCTGAAAAATCTCGATATTTCGGGGAGATGCTGCAATATACACCTCAAACTCACCGCACTTGTAATACTCAATATCCCACAAAAGCGAAGAAAAACTGTCGCAGACAGCCTCAAGTGAAATATTCAGTTTATCATTTAAGACAGTCATATTGTAAATTTCAATCTGCATTTTTCACACTCCTAAGTACGCATTGCGGTGTATCAGGCGGACTTTGATGTTATTCAAACCATCTGACGCACGAACATAGAATTTATTTTCGCCAGTTTTCAGATTCAGCCATGTTGAACCTGAAACAAGTCGGTTGATGATATTTGTCACAACGCCCTCACGCTCCAGGGTTACGGTTTTGTTGCCTGTTTTCGTGGTGATCGTGATGATGTCGCCTTTTTGAATATCGCCTGAAATCTGCATATATTCGCCCGTCAGAGCGTTGTAGATGGTCGGATTTTTTGCTGGCCCACCGCTGATTTCAAGAATGAAACCAACCTCATCACCGCTGTTGTTGATAGTCATAATATCCTGCGTGTTGTACATACCAATCGGAAATGGTTCATCATTGTCAGGGCAGACAAAATGAAAAGCTCCTCTGACACGGGAATATTCCGCTGTCTGCGTTTCGGTGGAATACCAGTAAATATCAGGGCAGAGAATGGAGATCTGTCCGCTTGTCAGCTTTTCAAAATTCTCCATTTCACAAGTTTCCACGATACCCTCGGCATACACAGAAATGTTCTTCGTAGAGTAGTATATCTTGATGTAACGTGACGGTTTGACCACACGATATAGTTCGTGCCTGCGTAGTTCCACATCAAAGCCACGCATTTCAAAGGGAATGACTACATTTCGCTTTTCAATAAAAGCGTTGTTCAGATATGAACCGTTCATTCCTGCATAATTTGAAGTGCTGATTGTTCCTGTCGGAGGGTCAAGTCCTTTGATTTTGGAAAACATATATTGGCTTGCTGTTTTGGATAGGTCGATTTTTTGACCTGTTTCGTTTTCAAGAATTAAAGTGTAGAACAAAGTTTCACCTGCCTTTCATTGACTTTGTGTATGTGGCTATGGTATAATATATGAAAATGATTGTGGGGCATCAGCCTTACAAATCGGAGTTTGTGGAGGTAAATATGGAGACAAAAATGACGTATGGCAACCAAAATTTAAACAGGGATGTTATTAAATACATAGCTATGTTGACCATGTTATTGAATCACATTTCACAAATCTTTATGAAATCAGGATATTTTCTGTCAGAGCTATTTTTGGACATAGGGTATTTTACAGCAATTACAATGTGTTACTTTCTTGTAGAGGGTTTTCAATATACTCATTCAAAAAAGAATTATGCGATTCGATTGTTAATATTTGCCTTGATTTCTGAAATTCCATATTGTATGGCTTTTGCAACAAATGGTGTGTTAGAATTTCAAGGTTTGAATATGTTATTTACATTGCTCATATGTTTTATCATTCTGATTGTGAATGATAAAGTATCAAATAAAATTTTAAAATATATATGTATCTTGGGATTGATAATACTTTCTTTATCCTGCGATTGGGCATTATTGGCACCAATATTTACACTGCTGTTTATATGGAGTAGAGGATCAAAAAACAAGATAAAATATGCATTTATTTTTTCGATGCTTTTATTTGGACTTTTTAATTTTGTAGGTGGTATTGGAAGATTTTCTTCAGGTACAAATATTGTTTATGCGTTAGGAAGTATGTCAGGAATTACTCTTGCAGGAATTGTAATTTTATATTTCTATAATGGTAAGCGAATGAAAAAGGGAAAAGTATTTTCCAAGTGGTTTTTCTATTTATTCTATCCTGTGCATCTTCTCATATTAGGTTTGATTAGAATTTATTGTTTATAAACTAATTCCAATTTGCAGAGTAAAAGGAGCGACCAAAATCGCTCCTTTTTACATCTCCACCGCATTCTTCGTCTGCCGATAAATTTCCAGCCGTGACAGTGATTTCGGACTATTGTTGGTCTGATTTACTGTACGGCTGTTGTCGTTATTATAGTAGTTGTTGACAACGGAACTTTCAGAACTGCCATTCATAATCGCACCTGTCATTCCGTCAAGATTGTAGTTAAGATCAGAATTGAGCGTTACTCTCATTGTATCTGCAACACCGGAAACCGCTTTAGCCACGACCTTTTTACTTTTGTTGATGCCGTCCGCCAAGCCATTCATGAAGTCAGGCATCCAGCTTTCAAAGTCTGTCAGCGGACCTACGTCGGGAACGGAAAAGTGCAGATAACTGCGGATCGTATCAGCAATGTTTGATACGCTGTCGGCAAGACTGCCGATCATACTTCTCAAGCCATCAATGATGTTGGAAACAATATCCCGTCCCCAGTTCCAAGCATCAGATACAAGCCCTTTGACGTAATTGACAGCATTATCAAAACCGCCCTTAATCGTTGTGTAAATGCCACTGATAACATTTGAAACAGATGATTTTACGTTATTCCAGATACTTGTTACGGTCGAATGAATGGTATTCATCACAGACGAGATCGTGGAAGAAATGCTGTTCCAGACGGAAGATACAGTATTTCGGATAGCGTTTACCACGCTTGAAACAGCACCGCTGATGGTGTTCCACACACTCGAAATAATAGAATGAATCGTGTTCATTGCACCGGAAATGAAACCTGAAATTGCAGTCCAGACGGTAGAAATCACGCTTGAAATGGTGCTTAAAACCGTTGAAATCGTGGTATAAATAGCGTTCCAGATTGTTTCAAAGAACGTTTTGATGCCCTCAAGCAACGGCGTAAGAAAGGCAACAATCGCATTCCAGATGGTCTGTATCTTTTCCGAGATCCAATCCATCACGTTGCTGATGATAATGTGGATCGCCTGAAAAATGGTTTCAAACAGATATTTGAACGCTTCCAAAAGCGGAGAAATAAAGCTGTAAATTGCATTCCAGATACTTGAAATCGTGTCATAAATGGTGGTGCAGACAGTTGAAATAACCGTCCATATTGCGTTGAAAATAATTGCAAAAAAGTCGTGAATACTGGTCAGAATTCCTGCGAAGAAGTCGTATACAGAGGTAAAAATCGTGACCGCTGTGGTATAGATCGCAGTCGCTATCGTTGTAAAAAACGTGGAGATTGCATTCCAGATATTTGTGAAAAAGTCAGCAACAGCCTGAAAAGCGGAACAGATGCTGTTCCAGATTCCAACGAAGAAATCTTTTATACTTGTCCAGACTTCATCCCATGATGTTCCGAACCAACTGAGAAATACATCTGCCACACCTGTCAGTGTGTTCAGAATATTGCTGAACTGGTTGACTACAAAGTCCCAGATACCTGTAAAAATGCCCTTGATACCGTTCCAGCACTGTTCCCAGTTTCCCGAAAACAAACCGATAAATATATCAAGCACACTCAGAATGGTATCTGTCACAAAGGTGAAAATATCCGAAATATGCTGAAATACACCCTCAAACACAGGTGCAAGCACACTGCATAATCCATCCCACATCGCTTTCAGCAGTTCACCGAAATTCTGAAAATCAAATCCGAGTGCATTGATTCGGTCAACAATGCCTGATGTCAGACGTTCAAAGGTAGACTTTATCTGTTCCCAGATAGAAAGAATGCTGTTTTTGAAATTTTCGTTGGTGTTCCAGAGATGCACAAAAGCAGCGACCAGCACAGCAATTACTGCAACAACCGCAACGACAGGAGCGGAAATACTGCCGATCGCCGCACCAAGGGTAGAAAACGCTGTCTTTGCACCTGCAATCATAGTCGGAATTTTTGAAATGAATGTCATCATACTGCCAATAGAAGAAATGGTTTTACCAACAACGATCAGCAATGGACCTAAAGCCGCAGCCATCAGTCCGATTTTGAGAATGGTTTGCTTTGTTGCAGGGTCAAGGGCGTTCAGCTTGTCCACAAATCCCTGTATTTTGGTGATGATGTCACGAATAACAGGCATCAGAATTTCTCCAAAAGAGATAGCCAGTTCTTCAAGCTGGGACTTCAAAATGGTAAGCTGTCCTGCAAGATTATCCTGCATGGTTTCCGCCATAGAAAGTGAAGTACCATCACAGTTTGCAATGGCACCCGACAATTTATCAATATCCGCAGGTGCGGCATTCATCAGAGCAAGAAATCCCGACATAGCATTTTTGCCCACAAGAGTTTCTGCGGCACTCGCTTTTTCGGATTCGGACATCTGATCAAATGCAACCCTACAGTCTGCTAAAATATCGGATAAACTTCGCATTGAACCGTCTGAATTGGAAGTTGCGATCTCCATTTCTCCGAAGGCGGCAGAGCAAAATTTTACATTGCCGGAAAGAGCAGTCATAATAGAACGCATGGAAGTACCGGATTGTGTAGACTTGATACCTGCATTCGCCATTAAACCAAGTGCCTCAGCGGTATCTTCGCACGAAAAACCTAAAGCACCTGAGATCGGAGCACAGTATTTGAACGATTCACCAAGCATAGATACATTTGTATTTGCGTTAGAACTTGCAGCCGCAAGTACATCAGCGAAATGTCCGCTATCCTGTGCTGTCAGACCGAATGCTGTAAGTGCATCTGTGACAATATCTGATGTTGTGGCAAGGTCTTCACCTGATGCTGCTGCAAGATTCATGATACCGTCAATACCTGACAGCATATCATTTGTTTTCCAGCCTGCCATCGCCATATAGTTCATGGCTTCGGCTGCTTCACTTGCAGAAAACTTCGTCTTACTGCCCATTTCTCTTGCTTTGTCACGCAAAGCCTGCAAGTCATCGCCGGTTGCACCGGATACAGCGGCAACCTTTGACATTGCAGAATCAAAGTCGGAGGCGGTTTTCACAGCGGCAGTTCCAAGGGCGGTAACGCCAGCGGTAATTGGAAGAAGTTTTTCGCCTGCACCTGATATTTTACCGCCGACATTCTGAAGAACTTCTCCTGCATCTCCGATTTTTTGCAGGGCAGAACCTGCATTTTTCGCCTCTGTTTCCAGACGTTTCAATTCGTTCTCTGTTTCAACGATTTCACGCTGCAAAGCATCATATTGCTGTTGGGTGATCTCGCCGTTTGCAAGAGCCGTGTTTGCCTGTTCTGCGGCAGTTTTCAGCGTTGCAAGTTTATCTTTTGTAGCAGAAATGCTGTCGGCAAGAAGTTTCTGTTTCTGTGAAAGCAGTTCTGTGTTCTTTGGGTCAAGTTTCAGAAGTTTTTCCACGTCTTTCAGCTGTGACTGAGTGTTTTTAATGTTCTTGTTTACACCCTCTAATGCTTTGGACAGCTTGGTCGTGTCTCCGCCGATCTCAACGGTGATGCCCTTGATTCTGTTTGCCACTGTGGTTTCACCTCACTTTTTTTGAAAAATAGGTTGAATTTATCCTAACTTTATGATATAATAAATAAAAAGGGGGTGTTCGTATGAACATTGATACAAACACAATTTTTTCTATGACCGAAGCAAACCAGAATTTTTCTATGGTTGCCAGAACGGTTGACCAATATGGAACAGCAATCATCTTTAAGAACAATAAGCCACGCTATGAAATACGGGTATTTGATGATACCGAAACAGATGAAACTGCATCTGATGAAGATGTTCTTGAAATTTCCAAAAAGTTATTAAAACGAAATGCTGCTGTATATAAGGATCTTGCGAAATGATTCGTCTGACAAAACAACAAGTTATACTGCTTCATCGAGATGTCATTGCTCAGTCAGGAGGTTCACCTGAAATACGTGATGAAGGTTTACTGGAATCGGCATTGAATGCTCCGTTTCAAACATTTGCAGGAATAGAATTGTATCCTACAATAATTGATAAGGCAGCACAGTTAGGATACAGTTTAATTAAAAATCACGCATTTGTTGATGGAAACAAGAGAATCGGAACTCATGTAATGCTTATTTTTCTAATGTTAAATGGAATTGATGTTGATTATGAAGATGAAGAATTAATACGGTTGATTCTTGGTGTAGCTGCCGGAGAAATATCTTCTGAACAGTTATTAGCTTGGTTACAAGCACACATTTGTTGATTCAAAACGCATCAAAATCCGCCTGTCCAGCAACCTCATTCCACCCTGAATACTCATCATTTTCACGTTCCGTGAACATATCATTGATAAGTCCAATCGTCAGCAAATCCAGCTCGGTCATAGAAAGACCGAGCTGTTTGCATCTCAGGAGAAAAAGCGGAGTTGTCATCGGGCGGTCAGTCTGGCGATGTTTTTTTTAGACTCTACTTGCGTTACTGTGTTCAGTCCCCAGAGTTCAATCAGTTGCGGAAGAATTTCATAAATGCTGAATGTGTTAAACTGTTCCAGGAAATCATCGGGGTTGTCAGGAGCATTGGAGTCAGCGTGTTTTGCCATGATGTAGGCGATATTTTCAAAAACCTCAAGACTTTCAATTCCGATTTCGCTTTTGTTTTCATCGCCCTCAGTGACTTCTGTCTTCAGTGCAGCAAAGTCCTTATAAATATCTCTGCGGAATTTCAGACGATACAAACGTGGCACAGCAGCACTTGCCTTAAAAGGTACTTCAATCCCGTCAATTGTAATGTTTTTCTGAATAGCCATAGCTGTGTACCTCCTTATGATGTCTTCGCAGAAGACTTAACTGTCGTATCAGGGTTATACGGCATTTTGAACCAGTTATTATACACCGTATCTGTGGTGCTTTCAGTAGTTTTGGACTTCACAAGACCTGTCGGCAAAGGAGTAGCTTTCAGCGACAGCTTTTCGGTCTTGACTTCTGTGCTTTCCTCAGTGGTTGCAGATTCTGTCGCAGGACGTGACGCACTGCAACAATACATCACATGACGGATATGGTGCTTGTCACCCAGAAATTCAAACATCAATGCAAACTGTGCAAGTTCTGTATCATTCTTTTCCACCAGAACACCGTTATTATCAAGGATTTCTCCTAAGATTTCCGTTGCAAATTCGGTTGTGATAAGGGCGATTTCGAGATCGCCTGTATATCCTGCATTGTTGTTGATGACATAATAAACACCGTTGTCCGCATAGAAATTCTCCGCTTCGCCGTTGGCATCAATAGAAAGCGATACAGCACCGGGGAGATGCTTTGACGGACCATATGCAGGAACGGTCTTGTTGCCGTCAGGGTCTTCACCCCATTCATTGATTTTTGCCCAGTAGACATTCTGCAAACCGAATTTGACCTTGTTCTTCTTGTTCGTTGCCATAGGTTATACCTCCGTTTCATACAGTACTTCATAGAGTTTTTCGGACTCTATCCATACTTCCGATTTTGTGTAATAGATTTTATGACGTTTCAAAACCTGTTCAACCTGTTTTTCCAGTTCAGGATTCTTAACATCTGTATAAAGTTCAATATCCAGCATCTTAAAGCTGAAATACATGGAATTATCCGCTGAAAATGTGTTCTCTCCGGGAGATAAGAACAACAGAAAAGGCGGTGCAGGGCTTTCGCTCTCGGCGAAATGATGATAGGCAAAAGGCAGTCCCATCTCTTCCATCATTTCTGCGATCTGTTCGTAGGTCATGACAACGCCTCCTCTATAAGTTTCTCAAAAAGCTGTACACCGTTTTCTTCCGCAGGAGCAATGTGTGATTTGCCGGGTACACGTCCACCGCCACGCTTAGCATGGCCTTTTTCAATGAGATGTGCCAGCTGATATCTGTTTTTGGAATGAACGGTCATTTCAAGAGAATGGCTGTTTTCCTTTGTCTTTTTGGCAGTCCAGCTCTTAGCATACGCCCCTGTTCGCTTTGGAGCATTGGCGGATATTTCATCTTTTACAGACTTTGCAGTTTTTCTGACCGCCTTTTTCATGGCGGTATCTGCAAGGTCGGCATATTCCGTCAGACCTTTCATAATTTCATCAGCCATTGCATCAACTGTAGTCATCGGAAGCACCTGCCTTTCGTATCTCACCCTCAATTTTCATGTAATTGTTGTGGTCGTATAAGGTGGTAATTCCGGTGACATTGTAGATGTTGTTTCTGAATAGAATACGAAAATTGGTGCTGTTGATATTCAGCGAGGCTGGACTTTGACGTACAAGAAATTCAAGCTTCTGCACCTCTTTGGTAACTCCTACATCAGTTGTTTCACTTGCTGTTTTTACAGTTACCTTTGCCCACAGAGAAAACGTTTCTTCCCACTTGGTGATGTGATTTCCAATCTCATCAATAACAGTTCTATGCTCCAGAATGGTAATTCTCTGATTCAAAGTTCCGATTTCCATTACATCACACCCTCTCGCTGTGCAAACAAAATTGAACGAAGATTTAAGGTCAGCTTTTTGTAATCGGGATTGCTCCTGTTTTCATAAAGATAACCAAGTGCGAAAAGCATCGCAGTTCGCACAGTATCTTCATTTTCAGCAAGTGCTGATTCATCCATTCTGCCAACGTCCATTACCAGATTTTTTGCTGTGGAAAGCAGATCCTGAATCAGACTATCGTCCTCCTCATAATCCACTCTCAGATAGTTTTTCGCTTCTTTCAGCGTAATCATAGCATCACGCTTTCTTAATGGTGAGTGTCTTGATAGCTTCCGGAAGAATCAGCTTTCCGTCTACACGCTGAGATGCAAGAAAACCAACCTGTCCGTTCATGGCAAAGAGTTCATTCAAACGCTTCAAACTTCTGCCCTGTCTGTCAGCGATCCAGTAATATGAGAGATCACCGAATGCGATAGGTTTTGCACCTGCCGCAGAAACAGGAGCATATACAGAAGTCACATATGGACGATTGAGAATTGTATCGGGAAGCCCGCTGCTTACGGCAGGCTGCCAGATGTAATTGCCTGTACTGTCCTTAATTTTTCTGAGTGCCTTTACTGTCTGTTCGTTGAGAATCCATACAGCTTTCTTTCTGTAAGGCGATTTGACAGAATAGAAAAGTTCGATCATATCGTCAAATGAAATATTTGCTGTTGATGTGGTTGCTCCATTTTCAGCACCTCCTGCATTTGCGAAAATGCCTGTCGGCTTGCCCTTGCCGTCACCGATAAGGAAAGCTTCTTCTTCCTTAGAACCGATTCTTCTGGCAAATTCCTTTGCAATATATGACGGCAAATCAAATACAGAATCGTTGAGAAGTTCTTCGGAGATTTTGATAGCTGTACCAACCTTGTATGCAGAAAGCGCGATCTGACCGAAAGAATCATCAGAAAGAGAATATGCTTCCTCTTCCTCCATCCACGATGCTTCGCCCTTTTGCGTGATAACAGGAATCTTTCTGTCACCACTGGATGTCTGGATCTTGGTAGCAAGAGGACGGAATACGTTTTCTTCTTCCAGTGCAGAAATGAGCTTCTTTTCGTACTCGTCTGGCACAAGATAGCCGCCCTCTGTATCTATGCCAACCTGTAAATCATTACGGACATCGATATAATTTCTGTTTCTGACGCTGTTCCAGAATGCTGTTTTATAGGCATCGCTTGCTGTACCAGTCTTTTCAGTAACAGTCGGTGCTGCAGGCTTACCAAGAACAGGGTCAGAAGTTGCCTTGTTCATCTCAGCCTCAATTTCAGCCTGTCGTTCCAGACGCTGAATTTCCTTGCCAAGATCAACAATGGTCTTTTCCATTGCATCATAAGCAGCGGAATCCTCTTCAGAAAGGACACCGCTTTCAGTACGCTTGGAATCCAGAAAATTTCTTGCTTCGTCCCAAGCCTTGTTTCTCTTTTCTCTCAGTTCCTGAATTGTCATTGCCATAATAAAAAATCCTCCTTAGTATTTCAAAAGTGCCAGTCTTTTTTCAAGCTGGTTGATCGGTACACCTGTTGGTGTTGCTGCAGATATTTTCTGCAGCAAAGATGCATTGGTCGCTGATGTGGAATATAGCATAGATTCCGGTGCTTTTTTCGGTTTCTGCTTTTCATCAGGCTCTTCTTCCGGTTCATCTTTGTCAGGTTCTTTTTCCTCTGTTTCTTTTTTGGAAAATAGAATTCCGTCCACAAAACCAAGCTGTTTTGCCTTTTTCGCATTGATCCATGTTTCCTCGTCCATCATCTTTGCAATTTTACTTCTGCTGAGATGTGTTTTCTCCTCGTAGGCGTTGATGATGCCTTCCTTGATCTCGTCCAGCAAGGCAATGGCTTTTTCCATATCTGCCTTATTTCCGGCAGCACAAGTCATAGGGTTATGAATCATCAGATAGCCGGTGGGACTGATCCATGTTTCATCACCTGCCATTGCTACCACGGAAGCAGCAGAGGCAGCAATGCCGTCAATTTTTACGGTAACTTTGCTTTTATGATTTTTCAGCATGGTATAGATCTGACTTGCTGAGATGCAATCCCCACCGGGGCTGTTGATCCAGACAGTCAGATCACCGCTGACCTTTGCCAGTTCATCACGGAACAAGGCAGGTGTGATCTCATCACCCAGCCAGCTTTCTGTGGAAATGGGACCTTCAAAGTATAATTCGGTTTCTTCTGTCTCTTCATTTTTGATAAAGTTCCAGAATTTATCCATTTTCTGATTCCTCCTTTTTATCTGCATACGCAATTCCCGCATCACAAAGTCGACTCATCGAACCGTTACACAAGTACAGATTCCCGCCTTCTTCATAAGGAATCATATTCATATCTTCCAATTCACGAATATCATTGGCGGACATCCAGCCATTCTGTCTTGCTGTTGCATATCCCTGCATTCTTGATGCGTAATCGCCACGAAGTAACCCGTCCACATTGAACTTGATGAAATATTTTCCTTTCTCTGAATCTGAAAGCAAAGCCTTCTGCAAAGACTGTTCCCAGCGAACGATCCATGGGTCAAGGCTGTATTTGACAAAATCCAGTGAAAGATGTTCTACGTTACTGAATGTTGCATGGTCTAAGTCACCGATCATATGGAGCGGCACTCTGTACATTCTTGCGATCTCTTCGATCTGAAATTTACGGGTTTCCAGAAACTGAGCCTCATTATTCGGAATTGAGATCGGTGTAAACTTTACGCCTTCTTCCAGAACAGCGACTTTATGTGCATTTCTTCCGCCATAGGCTCTGTGCCATGCATCTCTTAGTTTATCGGGATTTTTGATTACTCCAGGATGTTCTAACACACCGCTTGGATTTGCGTTGTTTCCGAAAAACGATGCGCCATAATCTTCACAGGCGATAGAAATGCCGATTGCATTTTTGGCAAGTGCAACGGGAGAATATCCCACCAATCCATCGTAACCCAATCCAGGGATATGGAGAACTTCATCAGCGTAGAGAACGATATCACCTTGTTCTTTCAGGTTCGGATTTGCTTCATCATAACGGCTGTAAATATATATCAAGCGGTTTTTCTCATCACGGTCAACCTTCATTTTATCCGGCATCAAGGGATACAGTCCGATAACATCACCTCTGCCGTTTCGGATGATCTGTGCATAGGCATTACCGTAAATCAGCAAATGGGACATTAAGGTTTCTCGGAAAACAAATGATGTCATTTCCGGATTTGGCTGATCGTGGAGCAAAAAATAGAGCGGATGCTGCGGCACTCGCTCTTTTCCATTATCGTTGTATTTGTATAAGTGCAGCGGCAGTTGTGCGATAGCCTCCGACAGAACCCGCACGCAGGCATAAACCGCAATATGCTGCAGGGCTGTTCTGTCGGTAACACGTTTACCACTGTTGGCTCGTCCAAAGAAATATGTGTAGGACGGCGAATCGTAGCTGTTGGTCGGCTTATCTCTGGACTTGAATAGTCCTGTAAAAATACCCATAAGAATCACTCCTTTCTTGACTTTGAGGGTTGGGGTGTGGTATAATATACTAAACTAAACAGAATGTAGGGTAGAAACTCTATAAATCGGAAGTTGCTGAATAGCTGATTTCTATTTCTATTATTGTAATGAAAGAAGGAAAACTGAATGAATACGAAAAGACTAATAAAATATCTTTTGTTAACATACATAATCACATGGATATGCTGGTTTGGAGATGCGCTACTTGTAAAAGTGACATCTTTTTCAGAGTCAGATGTGATTCCTATGATATTGTTTACAGTTGGAGGCTTTGGACCAACAATAGCGGCTTGCGTTTGTATGGAGGGCGGTTTTTCCAAGAAAAACTTAAAAAGGTTTCTTTTTAGCAACAGTAAAAAGAACTGGTCATTTTTAATTGCAGCTATAATATTGGAAACGTTAGCTTTTTATATTAGTTCTAATGGCGTAATTGAATCTATTCCCAAGTCACCAATTGCTGTTATTGTAGGATTAGTTATATTTTTACAGGCTACAATACTGTACGGAGGAAATGAAGAGTTGGGATGGCGTGGAACCATGCAAGTTGTTTTACAGGAAAAACTTCCATCGCCAATAGCTACACTAATTGTAGGAGCTATTTGGGTGTGCTGGCATATTCCACTTTGGTTTATTGATGGAAATTCACACCAGAGTATGTCATTTTTGACGTTCGCAATTTTAGGCATTGCACTTAGTTATTGGCTTTCAGCTGTATACAATGTTACAGGAGCAGTTGTTTTCTGTATGGTAATTCATGGATGGACAAATACTATGATGGGATTGCTTGAAATTAATGAGAATTTTGTTTATTATACTGCCTTAGGTGCTTTAACATTAATATCAATTATTGTAAGTATTTACGCACAGCATAAGAGAATTTGATATATTATCTATCAAAAGAGTTCGGAAAATTTCAGTTTGCAAAGATAATCAAACCTATAACACCAGCATATCCCTCGTATCATAAACCGACTCATCAGAAACGCATCCACAGCGGATTGCACGGTCAAGAGCCATGATCATGGCAACCGCACCGTCAATTTTCTCTGTGGATTTTTCTTTGTCCGGCTTGATGTTTCCGGCAGGATCACGGCGAATGAAGATGTTATCCATCATCCACCTTAAAACAGGATGTCCGTTGTGTGCAAGTGTCTGTTCCAAGGTCAGTTTCATCAGTTCTTTGGTAGGCGGTGACATATCTTTGTAACCCTGACCGAATTGAACCATTGTAAACCCAAGTCCCTCCAGATTCTGTGACATCTGCACCGCACCCCAACGGTCGAAAGCAATCTCTTTGATGTGGAATTTCTGCCCCAGTTCATCGATGAAGTTTTCGATAAAGCCATAGTGGACAACATTGCCCTCCGTAGTTTTTAGGTATCCCTGCCGTTCCCATACATCGTAGGGAACGTGGTCACGGCGAACTCTTAAAGGCAATGTTTCTTCCGGCAACCAGAAGTAAGGCAAAATGTAATAATGCTCATCCTCTTCCGTTGGTGGAAAGACAAGTACAAAAGCTGTAATATCTGTTGTACTGGAAAGGTCAAGTCCACCATAGCAAACACGCCCGTCAAGCATCTCTTCATCAAAAGCAACCTTGCATTTGTCCCACTTTTCCATCGGCATCCAACGTACCGCCTGTTTTACCCACTGATTTAAACGCAGTTGTCGAAAAGCATTTTCTTCACCGGGAGTTTCCCTTGCAGAGTTACACGCAGCCACCACCTTATCCATACCGATAGTTTTATCCAGACTTGGATTTGCCTTTTTCCAAACCTTCGGGTCAGTCCAATCTTCCGATTCATCTGCACCATAAATAACCGGATAGAAAGTCGGATCATGCTTTCTGCCCTCCAGAATGTCCTTTGCCTTTTGATGAACTTCATAGCAGATTGAATTTGTGTCCGTTCCGGCAGTGGTAATCAGGAAGTACAAAGGCTGCATTCTGGCATCACCGGAACCTTTGGTCATGACATCAAACAGCTTTCTGTTTGGCTGCGTATGCAGTTCATCAAACACAACCCCGTGAATGTTAAAGCCGTGCTTGGAATAGGCTTCTGCCGAAAGCACCTGATAGAAACTGTTTGTTGGTGTGTATACAATTCTTTTTTGTGCAGTAAGTATCCGGACTCTTTTCATCAAAGCCGGACACATACGAACCATATCTGCGGCAACGTCGAAAACAATCGAGGCTTGCTGTCGGTCTGCGGCACAACCATAGACCTCCGCTCGCTGTTCTCCGTCACCACAAGTTAATAGCAGAGCGACGGCAGCTGCAAGCTCACTCTTGCCATTTTTTTCGGAATTTCAATATATGCTGTATTAAACTGACGATATCCATTCGGTTTCAGAATGCCGAACAGATCACGGATAATCTGTTCCTGCCAGTCCAGCAGTTCAAATTTCTTTCCAGCCCATGTGCCTTTGGTGTGGCTAAGGCACTCGATAAAGGAAACAGCATAATCTGCCGCCTTTTTATTGTACTTGGAATCTTCCGCCATAAAGCGTGTCGGTTTGAATCGAGCCATTGTATTCACCTCCCAGGTAACAAAAAAGACCTGCTGAAAAGCAAGTCTGCATCATTTATTTTAACGCCCTCATGGGGCAGTTCTTTAATCGAGATTCCATTTCCATTGTAACCATATTACCATACAAAAGCAAGGATAGCAAGCGGCGAAACAGACATAAAAATCAAAGAAATTTCGCTGTTTTCTTGTGTAGGATACACCAATAGAAATTTTTTCGGTACGACCGCCAGAGCCTTTCGGCTCCGGCTTTTTTGTGTGGAATTTTGTTTGGTTTAGTTGTACTGCTTCAGCAGAATTGCAAGGGCGGTTTCAGTTTCCGCATCCGTCGGCGGTACATCCAAGCCACGGTCGAAGTTGAAAACCGTTTCAGCATTTCGCCGCAGTGTGATCTTGGAGGCTCTGCCTTCCTCGTAGCCGTAAATGGAAGGCTCCTCATAGTGTTTCACCCAGTAGTGAAATACGCTTGCTCCAACCCGAATCGTTCCTTCTGTCCACATTGTTTTTTCCTCCTGTTTTCGTTGTTTTCTGTGCCTTTTGGCATGATGTATATTACCGCATTTCAAGCCGTAAGTCAAGGATATCCGGAGAAATATACTGCACAAACATAACAGCTGTATTTTGTGTACTATAT